CCGTATTCTATCCATCCCGTTATTATATATTTATCATTTGATAGAGGTGGGTTGCCTCTATGAATGTGTGTAAATTGTGAAGGCCAAACTAGTAGTGTATTTTTTTCTGGTTTGAATCTACACTTTTGATATAAAAATTCTGTCTCTCCACCCTCGTTCACATCATTTAGATAAACCATAAAAGCGAGTATTCTATTTCTTGCTTTCATCTCAGCATTTTCACAATGCCAAAAATGATAACCCTCACCTACTTTGGTTTTTTGAATTTTTACTTCTAATATATTATGTGTTGCTAATTTTTTTAAATAAGAATATTTTTGTACATACAGAGGATAAACATCTTTAAAAAACATATCTATAAAAGGTTTGTTGTTATAAGTCATTGGAACATTAGTATCTCTAATAGTATCAATTGCATTATCAGATACTAACATCTCATCTTCTCGTCTTGGATATACTGCGCTTTGTTGTTCACATTTGTTAAAGTAATTTGTATAATCATCTATCAATTCATTAGGCATAAAATTTTTAAATAACCCTATGTGGTTATCTATGTAATATTGTTTGTCCATTATGTGGCACCTCTATTTTTTATTGGATCAAATTGTACATCACAGTTTGCAGCAAGAGTTCTTCTAGTCTCATGAGTTCCATTAAAAGGATATACACAGTGTCTCATATCATATGGAAAAATATAAAAATCTCTAAGGTCCATGGGTGGTTGATAATCTATTTTTGCAAACTGACCATTACTAGCTCCTAATATCTGCAGTCTACCGTTCTGTTGTATGTGTTCTGCTGAGTATTCTTTACCATAGGTTGATGGTAGTTTTAAAATCATTACACTTGATAGACCAGTAAATAACATTCCTCTATGGATATGTGCAGGATTATATTCGTGTTGTTTCATCTCATTCACCCATACAGAATTTAAATGAGTATCATAATCTCGTATTTTATTAAACGCTAGATAGTGTTTAAATATGGACATAAAATAATCTGTCACATTTTTAGGTAATAGATTATGATTCTTCATCTTTGATTGATCTTTGCCATGATAAAATAATGAGTGTTCATTCTCTATCTTGCCAACTAATTGACCATTAGCTTTGTTAAGATTGTGATAATTTTGTTCGTAGATTTGATTAATCGCTGTAAAAATATCTAAAGGTACCTGATACTTTAATACTGATTGACCTAAAAATACAAAATCAAATTTAAGATTTTGGTTGTCCATGTTGTGTAATCTGTTCTTTTTGTTCAGTTTTATTTTCTAATTCGCCAGATTTTTTTATTCTTTCGAGAGATGATAATTGACCTACTATGTTAAACACTTCAGCCTCAGGAGTATTTTGAGTTAGATTTTCTGCTTTATTTCTATACATTCTAGTGTAAGATTCTAATTGATGTTCATTGACATCTTTATCATTAAATGAGCCATCATTAAATTCACTTTTTAATTTAGACCACATCTTGATCTCTCTCATTCTATGCTTTGCAGTTTTCTCCATAGACGCTTTGCCAAAACGAGCCTCATCTAAATCAATTTCGTATTTAGTTAATTTGTATTCGTCTGTTTCATTGTCTATTTTTTTCTCTAGGTATTTGATCTTTGCGTCATTTCTTCGATAGTCAAATGATAATGCCATAAGATTATCTAAATAACTTGATTGTTCTCTAACACATTGCCAATACTTTGCACCTCTAGTTGGATAACGATTATCTTGTAATACTGAAAATCTTGCTTCTGTTTCAGTTCGAAACATTTGTTTTTTAGTCCAAGTATCTCGCAGTTCTTCAGTCATTGATTGAAAATCAGATACTTCTTCTGGACTTAATAGATTGTTTAGATTGGGGATTTCTTTTTCTACAAGACTCTTAATGTCTTTTTTTATTATATCGTCACTCATTCATTTCTCCTTATTATATAACTATGATGTTATTATTATTTATAAGACTTCTATATGTCTATTTAAAATTATTATGATACAGTAAATGAAACTGTTGATGGAAATGGTTGGCTCCATTCTTCTGCGGTAACAGCTGATGGATCTGCACCAAAAACTAGAGCAGATGATTTAGTTCCAGCACCAGCAACACCATTTCTTGCTGTATTTAAATTATTTACTTCTGCCCAACTAGTACCATTCCATTCTTCTGTATTTCCAGTAGTACCACTATCATTTGCACCTCCAAATTTTAATCCTGAAGTATTAGAATTATAACCAGCTCCTGCCATATCTTTCACACCTGTATTTAAATCATTAACCTCTGTCCAACCTGATCCATTCCATGATTCTGTTATCGTATTGTCTGGAGTATCATCTCCTCCAAAAGCTAATGCAGCTGTTGATGTTCCAAATCCTCCTATTTGATATCTTGCTGAATTTAAATCTCCAACTTCAGACCATGCTGAACCATTCCACAATTCTGTAATTGCATATGTTGGCGGTCCTAATCCTCCAAATACTATACCTGCAGTACTATTAACTCCTGTTCCCGGCATTAATCTTCTTGCACTATTTAAATTTCCTACTTCTGTCCAACCTGATCCATTCCAAATTTCTGTTTCATTAGCAGCTCCTGGATTTTTATTACCACCTATCGCTAAAGCAGAAGTGCTTGTTCCAAACCCTCCAAATTGATTTCTAGCTAAATTTAAGTTAGCCACCTCTGTCCAAGCAGATCCATTCCATGTTTCTGTATTTACTGTATCAGTTGATGCTGGTCCTATAGATCCACCAAAAGCTAAAGCTGCTGTTCCAGTTGCACCTGCAGCTGCACCACTATATCTACTAGTGTTCATATTAGCAGCAGTAGCCCAAGCACCTACAGTACTCACTTTATGTCCTTTTAGTGTGCCAGAGTTATACCATACTTGTCCATTGACTGGATTTGCTGGGTCATCATCTCTAACCTCTACTTTAGTTCCGTGTATGTCTTTATATGTTGTCATATTAATCTGTATCCGCTGTTTTAGTTGAAAGAACAGGATCATTCCATTCAAGTGATGTATTTGTAAGATTTGGATTTCTACCACCTGCAATCAAAGCTGATGCTGTTGTGCCAGCTCCAGCAGCGTTTACACGAACAGCAGGCATATTATTTAATTCAGTCCATGCTGTACCATTCCAAACTTCAGTATTTGCCGTATCTGGAGTTCCACCTACAACTAGAGCGCTTGTATTACTACTACCAGCAGTTTGAGTAGCATAACCTCTTGAAGTGTTTAAATCTGCTACCTCAGTCCAACTAGTTCCATTATATGATTCATTAACAGCTACATAAGCAGTTGTATAACCACCACTTGCTAAAGCAGATGTTGTTGTTCCTGCTCCGTGTGAAGCACCTCTACCTGCGTTTAAATCTCCAACTTCTGTCCATGATGTACCATTCCAAGTTTCTGTCACTGCTTTTTGAGGAACCCCACCAAAAGCTATTACAGCTGTTGAACTTGGTCCATCTCCTGTTAATTCATATCTTGCAGTATTTAAATTATTTACTTCTGTCCAACCTGATCCATTCCATAATTCAGTATTTGCGTTATTAGGTTTATCACCAAAAACTATTGCTGAAGCTTGAGTACCTCCAGCTGCGTGTTCCTCTCTTGATGTATTCACATCCGCCACCTCACTAAAAGCTGAACCGTTATAAGACTCTACTTGAGCATACACTGGTGGATCTGCTGTGCCAGAAATAACAAGAGCAGCTGTTTGCGTTCCCACTCCTGGCATTCTTCTTCTAGCAGTATTCATATTACCACCTGTCGAAAAAGCACCAGCTCCCTCTGCTTGAAACTGTAATACTTTATTAGTCGTGTCAAACCACACCTGTCCTGTAATCAAAGTATCAGGATCAGTCGTGTAGTCACGAATACTAATGCCATGTATGGTTTTATAGTCAGCCATCTAATTTTTTATTCCTCTAATGTTATGTCAACAGGTTTAGCACCTAATCTTGCGATTTTCTCGTCAGATGATTCGCCTTCAACATTATTATTGTCCCATGCTGTTTTAGCAGCATCCACTTGTGCAGTCACGATAGTTTGGGCCTCATCTTTAGTTTTTACGGCGCCTGCGACCTTAGCAATCCAAAGATTACCATGTTTGTTATATGCAGGTACTTGCCAAACATTACCAGGGAAACTTGCAAAAGTTATTCTGATAGATTCTTCGTAATCTATGAAACCCTTTCCCCAATTTTCTGCGACACAATATTGATATGTTTTTGCCATGTTTTTTCTCCTTATTATTAATCTGTTAATACTTTACTTGCTATGGAACTTCCACTCCATTCTTCTGTTGAAGCCGTTGCTGCTGTAGTGTATCCACCAAAAGCTAACGCTGATGTTAGAGTACCAGCTCCTGCTAAACTAACTCTAGCAACATTTAGATCAGCTACCTCTGACCAACTTGCACCGTTCCAGTCTTCTGTCACTGCTTTAGTACCTGGACCACCACCAAAAACTAATGCGCCTGTAGTTGTTCCAGAAGCCGCTAAACCATATCTTGCGGTGTTTAAATCTCCTACCTCTGTCCAAGATGAACCATTCCAAAGTTCTGTCTTTGTAGTGATATTAGGATTAAAATCGTAACCACCAGCACATAATGCTGCTGTTGCAGTTCCTGTTCCAGAAACAACTATTCTAGCTGTATTTAAATCTCCTACCTCTGTCCAAGATGAACCATTCCAAAGTTCTGTTAAATCCATTGGCCTTGGATTGTCTATATTATCTCCAGCAAATACTAGTGATGAAGTGTTATCAGCTCCTGCGTCTCCTGTGGTTTTTCTTGCTGTATTTAAATCTCCTACCTCTGTCCAAGATGTACCATTCCAAGATTCTACAACTTTTTGTTTTGTTCCAGCTCCTCCACCAAGATTTCCAGCTGATGCTAGAGCTGATGTTGTTGTTCCTGCACCTGCCAGTGTTTCTCTTGCAGTATTCATATCGTTTACTTCAGTCCAAGATGTTCCATTATATAGTTCTGTTTCCTCTGCATAGTTATCTCCTGGAGGATAGTTTCCACCAAAAGCTAAAGCAGCTGAACTACTTTGAGCTACTCCTGAATTATTATATCGTGATCTATTTAAATCACCACCTGTTGCCCAAGCGCCTATATCTGCACCTGCACCTGTAAATTCTTCTGTTGCTGCTGTTCTTGCTGATGGATCTTCTCCACCAAAAGCTAAAGCTGATGTTGTAGTCCCAGCTCCTCCTTGTCCGTATGCTCTTGCTGTACTCATATCACCAGTTTCAGTAAAACTTGTTCCATTCCATGTTTCTGTAATTCCTGTTCTAGCAGTTGCTGTATAACCAGCATAAATTACAGCTGAAGTATTACTTTCTCCACCATCTGATGCTTGTTGTCTAGCAGTATTTAAATCTGCTACTTCTGTCCAACTTGTTCCATTCCAAGATTCATTTAAACCTGAAACTGATCCCGTCCAACCACCATTAGCTAATGCTGATGTTGCAGTTCCCACACCAACTAAATCTCCTCG